AAGTAGATATCCCGCCCGAGGAAGTGTTCCTGCCGATGGGCGGTCCACGACCACAAGAATGATTTGTTGCAAGCTTAAAACAATCAAGCTCCGTACGGGTTAAGACGAAATATCCGGAGCCATCGTTGAGAAACTGAAATCAAACGCGTAGACAGGAAACGGAGCCGACAATGAAATTATCTACTCTTGCTAAAAAAGCGAACGCCCTTCCGGATATCGAGTTTGAATGGCCTGGTCTCGAACATTTCTCCGATTACAATTTCGAGGAGGCGACTAAATCGCCCGAGCTATTGCGTACGTATGTTAATGGCCTCCGACAAAAGATGGCCACTTACTCCATTGCACTGCAATGGGCTAGTCGAAGGCATATCGCAAAATGCGCGACCTGATGCTGGAAGCCGAAGTGGAGGAACAAGTGATGGACCAATCGAGGAAACGGACATGATGACCAAAGAAGAAATGATGAAACGAACCAAAGAAGCACAACGTAGTGGCTTCAATCGTTGGATGAACGAACCAATGACGCGCGCCATGATATCGATGATGCCGCCGTCGGAACATCTGGAGATGTTGCTGAAAGCCGCGTTTGAGTGCGGATTCGGCAGCGGCTCGATAGACACGGTTATCAATATAATGGAAAATATGATGGAGAAGAGGGGGGGCAAGTGATGGGATACTACATCAATCCGACGAACATGAGCAAGGAACAGTGGCTGCGCGAGAACGGCGTCGAGGTGCCTAAGCCCATCGCCAAACATCACCCTGCTGGCGATGAGCTGGTGGTGTGTCTCGTAGACAATGGTGCATTCACTGCTGCGGGCATTGCCTATGACGACGGCGAACGCGACGCGTTCATGTACCCGGACTCGCGTCCTATGCGATGGTACCTGGTGAAACGCGAATTGCTGAAGGAGTGGCTGTGAGAGAAGACACCCGCATCGTCTATGGTATTCGCTGCGTCTGGTGGGGCGGGATCGAAGACACCGGCAGATTAGACAAGGACCCGACGTGCACCATACCGGGATGCCCGCACTGTGGCGGTGGTCTAATGGAAATAGGCAGCCCGAAAGAATGGTGGGACAGCGTTGAAAAATATGAGGCGAGCGGTCACCCTGGCTACCGCGCGTTCATCGAATGGCTGAAAGGCAAATGTTTCCCGGGCTACCGCACAGCCGTAAGAGCGTATGAGTCGAAGCCTGGACGAACCGTCAAACTGTGAGGACATCATGGACCTGAAATTATCAGACGTGCCGAGTGAAGCATTGGTGCAAGCGAAGGAGGGTTTCAAGACCGGCGTGCGCAACGTCGCAGCGCGACTCAAGGCAGCGGGGTACTGAAGCCCTCGCATACCATACCGCGACGAAGAAATTGCCAAAGTCTGTGCATGGCTGAAAGAACACGACTACACTATGCACGTCACTCTTAATGGGAATATAACATTGAGGAAGAAAAATGACGACGATGGACAACTACGGCAAGGTGGTGATCGATTACACCAACTGGCGAGGTGAGCGACGCGAGCGCACGGTGCGTCCCGTCAACATCGAATTCACGAGCACACACTGGCACCCCGAGCAGCAGTGGATAATGAACGCCGAGGATGGAAATACAGTGAGGGGGTTCGCGATGAAAGACATCCACTCGTGGCGACCGGCATGATAAGAGATGTAATCATAGTCTTTACCACGACTGCGGTAATTGCGCTGATCCTCATGATCGCACTGAGCATTTCCGGAAGATGATAGATTGCTGGCACACGCAGTTGCGGCTTGTGGCGCGGTATTTCCCCGGTGCGCAGTTAAGAGCGTTGAAGGACATGCGCCTTGCGCGGGGCGGCGTGTTCGTGTATGTCAGCGCAACAGTCGCACGACGCGAGACAGTGTGCCCGCCTCATGTCGTCAGCATGTTTCAGGAACTGGGCTACACAGTGATCCACGTGCAGGAGCCGAGATGACACTTCGAGAATGGTGCCGCGCTAATTGGAATAAACTCCCCGAGCTCGTGCGCAAGGATTGCGTCGACCACCTCGATGGATGGATTCACCGAGATGCCATCGAGGTGTGGAAGAAGAACGATTACTGGGACAATGGCCATTTTCACTTACTGGGTGGCGGAATGCAAATACGCAATCGTCTGCGTGACCAATTGACCGACGCCGAGTTATCCGTGGTGACGACAGATCATGAGGGCAAGCCGTACGGACCTTCACGCAACTGGGACGATTACTACACCGGCGCACTCGACGAATTGATGGAGCGATACCTGTGAACTCCGATCAATCATTCAAAGACGACTGGCGTATGAAAGGAAGACCGATGGACAAAAATGATTTGACGATAATCAAAGAATTGAAGGCACAGGCGGAAAAACTTGCGGCGACAATGCATGAGGTGCAGATGCGCGGGTACAACATCAAGATGGGGTGGGACCAAGGCAAGCTCGAGGTGTTCGAGGTGCATCAACTGGTGCCTGTGCATCTGGAGCAGCAATGATGCGCGGACTCGCCGGAGGGATCGGTGCGTTGATGGTCGCGTCGGGTGTCTGGGTGGCGTTTGTTATTCCGGTGCCAGTGATGACTCAGTTCTCGATGCCGTTGCAGTTATTTTTCTCGATTAGTGTTGTGTTCTGGATCGCCATGGGTGTATTGGCGTTCCTGTGGTCTATAGGAGGTCCCGATGAGTGAGAAAAAACCATGGACGCGTTGCCCTGAGTGTGATTGCGGGCCGGGCGAGGATCACAAGAAGATTTGTTCGTTCTGGACGAGTCGCACCAAGTACTACAAAGACGAATGGAAACCTAATGAGCAACGAGATAACACTGCCGGTGGGGAGTAGCGCTGAGCCCGACACCTGCGGTTCGTGCAAATTCTTTCGTCGCATGACCAACAACGGCGACTGGTATTACATGAATGGTTGGTGCACGTTCAAATTTCCCGGCCGCGTCGTCGAGCAATGGCAGATGCGTGGACTCGACAAAAATCGCGAAGGCGGCGATGATCCTGACCGAATCAAAGACACCGACCGCTGCGATCTCTACAAGTTCAGCGGCAAGGTTTACATCGTGCAACGCCGCATACCGCCGGAGAAGATCGGATGACACCCGCCGAAAGAGAATTGCTGATGACTGTGGCGGAGGTGATGAAGTATAACAGCGAACTATTCTCGACGCCGATGCGACGACGCATTAGCGATTTGCTGGACAAAATATCCATTGAGAGGACAAATGGGCACCAAGAACAACCCCGGACAGTTTGACTGCTACGCCAACGCCTTGCCTGATGAGCCGATGTTCGTCCTGCTCGCGCGTGACCCGACATTCCATCGTCTCGTGAGTAAGTGGGCGTCATACCGTGAAGAAGACATTATAGTCGGCGAACGACCGTGGGGGGATTTCAGCATGGTGCGCGAGGCTCGTGAGACCGCAACTACCGGCGGGGAGTGGCGCCGCGAGAACAACGGCATCTGGAGGAAGACGTGAGCGGCTTCGATGGAATCAAAGCGCTGAGGGAAGAAATCAGCGGACTCGTGGACGTGCGTCTGGTGATGCTCAAGCGCGAGCGCAATCTCGCTGCACAGTACGGCGAGCTCGAGGTCGAACTCAATAACGTGATCAAGTTGCGCGGGTTCGCCGACGCCGAGCTGGCGCGCAAGCGTGCGGTGCTAGCGACGCTGGAGGCGCAGGCATGACCAACCAGCAAGCGCAGTGCATATTGCTAAATCAAATCGAGATCATGGGCGCTCTGTCGGTCATACTGCGATACGTCAAACCTAACCTAATTGGAAACGGTGGCGAATTAGACAGACAACGGGAAGACTTAATCCAACGCCACAAAGCCACTCAGTCCGTTCTTTCATGGCACGCACAGGTGGAGACATAGTTATGACCACGATGGCTCTGTGGGTTTTACTGATGGTGTTCTGGGCCGTGCTGTTCTTCATCGCCATCATGCTCAGCAAGATAGCCAACAGTGTGCATGAGTTGGTCAAGATGGCACACTTCAAAGTTTACACGGAGGATGAGAGATGAAGATTTTATATATTCGCGACCCGGTGCCGCAGGTGTCGTCTAAATTCTTTCGCGGCATAATGTTTGCAGTACCTTGTGCCATCGTTGTATGGGCAGGCCTGATCTTCGGCGTTATCGAACTGTGGAAAATCATATGAGAGTCAACGTTTACACCGAAGAGTTGTTGACTGGGAATGACGCGGCGCCGTTCGCTGAGATCGTCACGGCGAACTACATCAGCAGCCGCACAGGCGAACCCATGACCAACTACGGTCTGCGCATATTCATGAAATCCGCGCCCGAGCTTCACTATATCCCTGGTCGCGACGATGACCGCTCGGCCGTGACGTTCTGGTGCGGACCAAGCCAGAAGAACATATTCAACTTCATCGAGATGGTGCAGACGTTTGCTAACCAGAGTAAGATGGAGTCGTGGCGCAAGAAGACGCTGGCCATCGAAGCCGAGCGTCGCAACACGCCTGACATCGAGTCCACCAAGCCGCTGACTGGGCCTCGACACAAGGATGACAGCGGTAGAATGATCCCGTGTCTCGATTACTACGATGGCAAATGCCAGTCGCTGACCCATATGTGTATCGACTGTCCTGACCGGCACCGACAATTCACTGGGACAGGGCCACTCCTTGATCGAGACAAATTGCGTGAGCAAGATACGTTCGGTGGGTTTAGGCCAAAATAAATTTCACATTTATGGCTACAATGTGCTCGGATAGTGATAGGCATTGTTGTGGGAGGACACCCGGAACATGTGGATTTGCCTATACGACTGCTTCTTATCCATCGTTGCCAAGGATTGCGCGCCTGACGAGTTGTTAGTACGGGCGCGACGTCCGGGCGACATCGAGAAAATCTTCAAAGGCGTCAAGGTCACGAAGTACACCAAGTCGGACTACTTGTTCCGAGCGGTGGTGAAGAAGGCCGACGTGATCAAGGCGATGGCGCTCGAGATCGAAGACATCGACTACGACAACTTCAAGTCAGCGGTGCAAGACGACAAACTGCACAGGGCCTACCTCGATATGTGGTGTACGATGTCGGCGCTGCAGCCCACCGTGCCATACAGCGGCAGTACTAATGGAAAATTCAGATGATGACCGATAGCAAAGTGAGACTCACCAAACCAGACCTAGAAATGCTCAGGCTCGGCCTGGAGATGGCACATGCCGGAGGATTTTACACTGCGGATCGTCGGGAGTGGCAACGCTGTGAGAGGTTGCGCGAAGCCGGATTGCTCAAATTTTGGAACGGTAGGCGCTCGCGATTTTGGTCATCCCAATTTTTCGATCTCACCGAGGCAGGCAGGGCGGCGTTCACCTCGGAGCGCAAACATGACTGACATCGTTGAGAAATCAGGTGCATGTTTTTGTGACCGCCCCGTTGCCGAATGCACCCTGCCCCATTGCAAGAAGATTACGCCTCCCGATGCGGACTGGCTACGGCGCAAGGTCGAGACCGACCCCGACATTGATTGCGAGGCTTCAACGCTTTCCTCGCATGTGTCCAACACCCAGGTGGAATAAAAACCATGATTAAAAGTGCGGCCACAGCTGCGGCCATACTAACGTTGATGGTTATTGTTGTTGTGTTTGCTTTCTTCTGGTCGCTGGCCTCGTGTACCATATGTTGACCCCGTACGGGTAAAGTCTTATAATCAAATCCATTGGAGGACAGATGATAGCTCTCAAGCACCTGTGTCGCGAGTTCAACGTTGATCCTCCTAAGTTGCGCCGCATATGTCGCAACGCCAAGTTAATACCAACCGGAGGACGATGGAAATGGGAAGAAAGAAGCAAAGAGCTGGCAAAGTTGCGGGCTCGCCTGAAATCACTGCTGGCCTCGACTACCCCTGGTCTAGCAGCCCGCGACGACCGCCTCGCTATGTCCTCTACTGCTACAACCACGAAAGCGAGCGGCAGTACATAGTCAACGCGTACAGCCTCTATGCCATCCGCAAGATTTTCGATCATCTCGTCGCCGACAACGAGATTGAGCCATCATCGCTCGATCCCGACCACACCATGACGTTCGGCGAAATCGACATTAAGTCGGACGAGATGCAAGAAATCCTCGATCACCAGTACACCGAGCTCGAGGAAGCGTGGGATTTGCCTGCGCCCTACCCGAACGACATCAGCAACTTCCTGCACGGCGCACGCATGTCGAAAGAACTCGAGCGACGTGACGACGGCGAGCCTCGCCAGCCACGCGAGAAGAAGACACCGGTCGAAAAGAAACCAAAGCTCGACCGCTCGAAGTTCATCACTGTGCAATCCATCGCCGAGGACCTCAAGATGGACCCTCGCGACGCCCGCGCCGCATTGCGCAAGGCGAAGATCGACAAACCCGTCGGAGGCTGGCTCGGTGACGAGACATGGGCCAAGACAATTCGCGACATCCTCGCCAAGGCAGCGAAGGAGGGGAAGAAAAAATGATCGCGCTTCCCGATGGCAAATGCTGCGGCACCTGTGCATTCTGGAAACTCCCAGACCTGCACGCCACCAAAGCGTATGGAAATGTGGGCACATGCTCGGTGATGACAAGTGACCTGTGCCTACCATTCTGGTCGCGCGAGGTGATGTGCAGGACGAAGAGTTACGAAGGAAAAGAATGCGATGCGTGGGCTGTGACGAGAAAGTAGAACCTGACAACAGCCAGCCGCCGGACGTAGTTTCTTAGTGTTCGGGAGGGCTGGCAGATGATATACAGCACAGAGATTAACGGCGTGACGTTTTACTGCATCGAACATATCAAGGCGTGCGAACGGGCCGCGTGGTTTGTCGGGCTCGTGGTTGGAATTATTGTCGGCATTACATTTATGGGAATTATCCAATGTCTTTGAAGTCATATTTTTTCGGACTCGCCGTCGGCGCCTGGCTCGGTGCTTGCGGGACAATGACGTTCTACCCGGCGGCGCCGCCTCAGGCGTTGCGTTCGCCGCGTGCGCTGATCGCGTCGCCCACCATGGTACAAGAAATCAAAGCGTACCCCGTCAACATTGAGTTGCGGATCATGGACGCCAAGACATTCGATAAAGATGCGAAGATGCAGTTCTCCGAGGTTCTCAAGAATGGCGGGCGTATTCTCGGGTTCACTAGGCCAGATCATGATCCTTGTGTGATCGTCATGCCGGACGACTTCAAGATTCGCTTCATGCCCGACGTAGGCTATGCGATGTTCAGGGACCCGATGGACGCCGACACACTGGCGCACGAGATTCTGCATTGTCTGTACAGCGATTGGCACAAGCCATGGAGCAGCAAATGATGATGGAACGATTTGCAGTGTGGTATTTGCAGCGACGCGGTCGAGTTGTGATGCCGAGAGTTTGGATAGGTTTGGCCATCAGCGGGGATGCAATTGCCCAGGAGATCGAACCGTACACCTGGCAAGTTATTTTACCGCCGGTGCCGCCGTTGCTGATGGCGTTCAATGGGTCGATGGTTCAAAAATTATGGAAGTAGCCACCATCTCGTGCACTGCCAAGGGCAAGCGATGCATCGCCATGGACAAGAAAAAAGAAAAATGGGTGTATGACGCGCACAGCGAATCAGAGGCCGAGATGATGGTCGACGCGATACTTGACCGCGGCTACATCCTGACCGACTGGTGGAGAAAACTCTGACCACTCTGTGTCCCGATTGTCGTGGCAAATCTCGAGTGGTCGAGACACGACACAAACCCGCACGCATTGTGTATCGGGCCAAACGCAAACGATCCAGAACCGTGGTGCGGGTTCGAGAGTGTATGCGTTGCAAGTTTCGTTGGAAAACTGTAGAGGTTCCCTATTCGAGTTTGTTGAACAGGAGGGGTGCATTCAGCGCCGTGAGCCTATGAAAACATTCCTGGTCAGGGCCAAGGAAACTTTGTTCTATTCAGTTCGCATTGAAGCAAATACGGAGAGTGAGGCCATCGAGATCGTCGAGGGATATGAGGACACCGACGCGCTACCCTACGAAACCGGCCGACAATTTGAAATCGTGGACGCGACCGAACAATAGGGGAAAAACAATGACTGCGACTGCCGTACTCGATCATGGATTGGTTAGACTCGTCGACTACATGGGCTCAGACATCTCAATTGCACGGGCAGCCCGTGTGTCTTACAACGCAGCATGGCGCGCCGGCGAGGATCAGGGAAGCGATGAGAAACTGATCAGGTACCTGTGGAAAAATCATCACACCACCCCATTCGAGGCAGTGACGTTCACCTTCGAAGTGAAGGCGCCGATCTTCGTGTTCCGGCAATGGCACCGACATCGCACTTGGTCGTTCAATGAACTCAGCGCACGTTACCGCGAATTGCCTGAAGAATTCTACGTTCCGAAACTCGATGTAATGTCGAAGCAATCCGCGACGAATAAACAAGGTCGCTCAGACGAGGTCGTCAGCCAGCAATGGGCATCGACGCAGATCGGAAAGATTCAGGAGTCATGCGCGGCATCCTTCGATACCTACAAGGAGTTGCTGGCGATGGGGGTGGCACGCGAACTTGCGCGTTCGGTGCTGCCGGTCGCGACCTACAGTCATATGTTCGCGACGGTCGACTTGTTGAATTTGTTCAGATTCCTGACGCTGCGCTGCGACTCACATGCTCAGTATGAGATACGGGTCTATGCAGATGCGATCCTTGAAATTATTCGCGCGGTTGTCCCCGTGGCGGTGAGTGCGTGGGAGTCGACGCGATGACGCCAGAGCAAGAGAACGACATCGTGGAAGCGTACAAGAAAGGCACGACGGCAACTGAACTGCGTGAACGTTATCACACCACCAAGCACGCTATCTCGACCGTGTTGAATAAAGCGGGCCTCATTCGCCCGATCAAGCAAGTTCTGTGGGACCCGGCGCATGTCGACTTCCTGAAGGAGCAGGCGACGAACGGGGATCATTCCTATAATGAAATAACCAATATCTTGAACGCGAAGTTCGGAACGACCTACAGTCGTGTGGCGATATGCGGAAAATTGAATCGTCTGGGCATCAGCAAGAGGCCTAAACTGCCACCAAAGAAACCATCCCCTGAACGTCGCACCAGATTTGTGGCGGAAAAAAACAAAATCGAAGAATATGTGTCAGCGCCATTGGACGAGAGTGACGCACTGAACGTGTCCCTGATCGATCTCGAAGATGGAATGTGCAAGCAGTTGACCGGCGATGCGACGTACTGCGGAATCGCAACGGGCAGTAGGCGGGTGTCATTGTGCTCTAAGCATCATTCGTTCAATTGTCAGAAAGTCATTCCCAAACCGCGGCAAGGATATCGATATTACGAACATAAAAAAAGGGCCTGACATTTGCGTCAGACCCTTTGTTATCGCGTCGAGTTATTCTTGCAATAGCCGAATAACTTTTTCTACTTGGTTCTTCCGGATCGTCCATCGTTCCCCCTTCGAGTGGTTCAACTTGCGACGTAGGCGTGACCTAACGCGAGCGGGGTCCATTTTCACCTTTTTGGCAAGTTCCTGGATGGTCATCATTTCCATTACTCCTTTACAGTTGCCCCAGTGGCCTAAACATAACACAAATTTATCCTTAATCCGTAGTCCGATAGCGGACATAACGTCCGGAATTAAATTCCGTATTTTTTACGGGAAAAGACTGTTTTTCTTGCATGGTTTCCGTTGACACAGCCACGGGTATGGGCTAAGGTGCCATTATTGAAACGGAGGACGACATGCACACCTGGTCAATCACCGAAACGTATCTCGCCCGAAAATCGTTCATCTTGACCGCTACGGACGATGACGATTTGATTGCACAGGTGCAAAAATTCGCTGATGACGCTAACCGCGATATCGGCAAACTGCAGGTCGAAAACTTCACTGACGAGATGCACTTTTATTTCACTCGTCGCAACCGCACCCGCATATTCATGCGCGTGCAGTATGAAGGCCGGGAATAATCCCAAAAACTGGAGGACACCATGACCACACTCACCGAACTGAACGCACTGCGTACCGCCGCCGGCATGAAACCCCTCAAGGCGTGGAAAGAGTCGAAGGCGAAACTCGACGCAGCCGTGGCGAAGTTGCAAGAAACCATGCCTGCACTAACTCGCGCAATGACGACAGACGCAAAGCCCGCCGGCAAGAAAGTCGTCGTCAAGAAGACTGCAGCAAAAAAGGCGACAGGCGAAGGCGTGAAGGTATCGACAATCGCCGAGGAACTGGGTATTGATCCCAAAGTCGCACGCGCGAAGTTGCGTCGTCATTTCGGCGACACGCCAAAGTCAGGTGGGGGTCAATGGGTATTCACGAAGGACAAGGTGGCCGAGATCAAGGCCATCCTGAAAGGCGACGCGCGCAAGAAGGATTGACACGTCGCCACGTTATCGCAGGGCTCACGTTCACCACGTGGGCCCTTTTGCTTGGCCGGGTGCAGGCACGCGACAATGGACAATGGGAACTTAGCGATCCGGTGATCCGCGAATGGTTCAGAACCTTGAAACGTCCAGGCACCAATTACTCATGCTGTGATCTCAGCGACGCGTACTGGGCGGACAAGACGTTCGTCAAAGATAACAAAGTTTATGCCGTCATTACTGATGACCGCGACGACGCATTACTCGGTCGCCCGCATGTCGATGTCGGCACGGTGATCGAGGTGCCCGATGACGTGTTGAAATGGGACCGCGGTAATCCAACTGGCCACAACGTTATCTTCCTGACTGTGAATCAACAACCACTCTGTTTCGTTCAGACGGGCGGTGCGTGATGACACTAGAGGAATGGATTGAACGCGAGTTCGCCGGCTATGGCGTTGCTGTTCGGCGCAAGTCTGACGCGCCCATTGATGGTGAACCGTTCATGTCGATGAAAGAAGCCAAGGAATTGACCCGCAGAGCGGTAGCGGCATTTGGAGATAAGTCATAGTGTGGTACGTCTTGGCGATCCGTTCACAGCGGTATAAATCGATCAGAGAGAAACTCGACGGCATTCCTGTGCCATCATATTACCCCATGCGCGCGGTGTGGCGCAAGCAGCGAACTGGACCACGAAAGCGTGTCGAATACCCATTGATACCGAGCTACCTATTTGTGGATGTTGACCTGACAAAAGGCAATCGGACGTACAGTGCGAAAACAATACTCTCAATCGATGGGGTGATCAATTTCCTCGGCGTCAGAGGAGAGCCTAGCGAGTGTGACCTCGACAAACTCGACGCGATACGTCGAAGCGAGGCAAGGGGCGACTACGACGAAACGCTGGCACATATTGAACAACTGTTAATTGGTCAGAAGATGACCATCGAAGATGGGCCGTTCCGGGACCTCACTGCCACCATTACTACTATCTGTGGCAATCAAGTGATGGCTGATATTCAAATGTTCGGCCGAACGATGGCAGTCAAAATTAGCATTGACAAACTGGCACGTCAGCTTTAATGGCCATTACTGGAGCTCGGGTACCCCTAAGCAGCACCTGCTTTGACCGAACCGGTGGGCTAAACCCACGCGATGGGATTATTTGCCTTTGAGTAAGTGGCGAAAACCGCGCACGACTGATATCCGAGGCCGAGGCGGCAGACGCCCGGGCTCCGGTCGCAAGAAGGGCACAGCCAACAAGCTCGACGCGGAGATTCGTCAAAAGGCCGCCGAGGAAGGTATCCTTCCCGTCCAATACATGCTCAAGGTGATGCGCGACGCTCGCGTACCCAAAGCACGGCGCGATGCAATGGCAATCGCCGCCGCTCCTTATCTTCATGCTAAGCTGTCATCCGTCGAGCTCAAGAACAAGAAGGGCGAGGCGTTGAGACTGGCGACACAGGATATGTCCGCGAAAGAAGCGGCCGATGCTTTTGCCACCACATTGAGTCAGCCCACATTCGAAGATGATGAAGACGTCACTCGCCACTAAGTGGCCTCCCGACTACACATCTATCTATGCCCAACGCCAACAGGATTTGCTCCATATCAAGAGCGATCCTGTTTTGCTTTATGGGGCTAAAGAGTATTACCGCAATCGTCCCATCGATTTCATCAATCACTGGGGTCTGACCTACGACCCGCGAGTCGCTGGCAGTGATCGACCGACGCGTCTTCCCTTTATCTTGTTTCCTCGGCAACGTGAGTTAATCACATTCCTGCAGAAATGCCTCAATGATCAAGAAAACGGCTTGGTCGAGAAGTCACGCGATATGGGCGCCACTTGGGTATGTGGCGCTTTTTCTGTTTGGCTTTGGCTGTTTGTTGATGGGGCATCGGTGGGGTGGGGTTCACGCAAAGAACAACTGGTCGACCGTATCGGCGATCCCGACAGCATCTTTGAAAAAATGAGAGTGCTGATCCGCAGCTTGCCTGGGGAATTTCTGCCATCGGGCTTTAGCGCGAATGATCACATGACTCACATGAAGATCATCAACCCAGAGAGCGAGTCGACTATCACAGGGGAGGCTGGCGACAACATTGGCCGCGGTGGTCGTAAACTTATTTATTTCAAGGATGAAGCCGCCCACTATGAGCGTCCCGAAAAAATCGAAGCCGCACTCGCCGACAACACCAATTGCCAGATTGACATTTCCAGCGTCAACGGCTTGGGCAATGTGTTTCATCGTCGCCGAGAAGCCGGCATCGAATGGTCGTCCGGCAAGCAAATCCCGAAAGGAACCACGCGCGTCTTCATCATGGATTGGCGCGATCATCCCGCAAAAGATGAGGCATGGTATGAGACACGTCGCAAGAAAGCGGTCAACGATGGTCTTCTACATATCTTCGCTCAAGAGGTTGATCGTGATTACTCGGCTGCGGTCGACGGCATCATTATACCGTCACTGTGGGTCAAGGCGGCAATCGACGCGCACCTCGACCTTGGCTTCGACGACTCCGGCGCATGGGGCGCGGCTCTCGATGTCGCAGACGGTGGAGGAGATACTAATGCCCTTGCTCTGCGCAAAGGCGTCATCCTCAAGTCCTGTGAAGAATGGGGCGAAAGAGACACCGGCGTTACCGCGCGCAAGGCAGTGGGCATTTGCCGCGATCATGGCACGATAGATGTCCAGTACGACTGCATCGGCGTCGGCTCGGGCATCAAGGCCGAAGTCAATCGTCTGCTCGACGAAAAACTCATGCCGAAAAATGTTCGCTTCTTTCCGTGGAACGCCGCGGCCGAGGTGCTCAAGCCCGAGGGTCGCGTGGTCGAGCAAGACAAAGAGTCACCGATCAATAAGGATTTCTACGGCAACCTCAAGGCGCAGGCATGGTGGCAGCTTCGTCGCCGGTTCGAGAAAACATATCGTGCTCTTCAGAAACTCGACGGTGATCCAGACCAGCAGGACTTCACGTGGGAACCCGACGAACTTATTAGTCTCCCAAGCAATTTGCCCAACCTGCGCAAGATCGAGAAGGAACTGTCACAGCCTACAGCGAGCCAAGGGGCGCGCATGAAGTTGATCGTCGATAAGACACCCGAAGGCACGCGTTCGCCGAACCTCGCCGACGCAATCGTGATGGCGTTCTGGCCTGTGAATCGTCCGCCTATGATCATTCCACGAGGTCTCCTACAGCGCTCGAGGCATGTACGGTGAGAAAACGTAAAGTCAAAAACGACCCCATGCCCGAGCTCAAGGTTGTGAGCACAGGAACGCGTCGCAAGGTCAGCGACCGCGTGGTGGAGCGATCACGCGTGAAGACCGACAAGGCCGAGAACGCGTTCGTCATTCCGCAGTTTCCCAAGTCGGCATTACCGCCCGGTGTTAAGTCCGCTGACAAACATCCGCTGGCGATGGACTCTCAAATCATCGAGGTCAACGCCTGGGCTGCACAGTCGATGTATGCCGGCGCGTTCAACAATGGCGCGACGTTCCTCGGCTATCCTTATCTGTCTCAGTTAGCGCAGGTGCCTGAGTATCGCAAGATCGTCGAGACGACGGCGATGCACATGACGCGTAAGTTCATCAGTTTGCAGAGCATTGGTGATAAAGAGGGTGCCGACAAGGCCGATAAGATCAAAGCCATCAACGATGACCTCGAGAACTTCAGGGTTCGTGACGTATTCCGACATGCCGCCGAGGTTGATGGATATTTCGGTCGCGCTCATCTTTACATCGATCTCGGCGAACCTGTTGACAAGAAAGAACTCACATACACCATCGGCAATGGACGCGACGCGATTAGTCGGTTGAAAGTTGAGAAGGGGACACTCAAAGGCTTCAAGATCATCGAGCCTGTGTGGACATACCCTTCGAGTTACAATTCCAACAATCCGTTGACCGGCGATTGGTATAATCCTCAGTCGTGGTTCGTGCTCGGCAAAGAACTCCACGTCACGCGTTGCCTTCGCATGGTGGGTCATGAGGTTCCTGACCTGCTCAAGCCTGCGTATGCGTTCGGTGGGCTATCGATGACACAGATGGCCAAACCATATGTCGATAATTGGCTGCGCACACGTCAGGCTGTGGCCGACACTGTGTGGTCGTTCTCGGTGTCGGGCGTCTCGACAGATCTCGCGACCATCATGCAGGGTCAAGGCGACGAGTTGTTCGCTCGCGCCGAACTGTTCAACAATCTCCGCAACAACCGCGGATTGATGATGCTGAACAAAGACACTGAAGAATTTTTCCAGGTCAACACGCCACTCGGAACCCTCGACAAACTTCAGGCACAGGCGCAGGAGCACATGGCGTCGGTGTCATCGATACCGCTCGTGTTCTTGCTTGGCATCACGCCGTCAGGCCTCAACGCGTCGAGCGAAGGCGAGATACGCGTGTTCTACGATTTCATCGAGTCGTATCAGAACAAGTTTTTCAAAGAACCGTTGACGCGAGTGATCGACTTCATCCAGCTCAATCGCTGGGGCGAGATTGACCCAGAGATCACGTTCAAATTCGAGCCACTCTGGTCGATGACCGACAAGGAATTGGCCGAAGTCGATAAGATGGAAGCCGAGACCGATGACTTGCGTATCAATGGCGGCGTGATATCGCCCCTCGAGGCGCGCGTTCGTCTTGCTCATTCCCCAGAAACTCCGTACGCCGAGCTTGACGTGACTGTGATTCCGATTGCACCCGGATCGCAGGACATGAACGACGACGGGATCATCGAGCCTGGCGAGGAAGAGCCCATCGGCGGTGAAGGTCTCGATCCCGGCAAACCCAGTGATGGGGGCGGTGTGGATGATAAGCCCCATAAATGGGATGAAGAAGGAAACCCTTTCGCGGCTGACAACGCATTTGCCTGGGATTTTGAGGAATCAAAACATCCGCGCGGTCAGCCGAAAAATGCGGGGCAATTTGCTAAAGGGGTAAGCGGTAGCAAGGTGACACCGGCTATCCGCCCTACCTACGCTGCTACTGCTAATCATGGATATGGTAGCCAAGTAACAAAAAATGGAATGCGTCACAAAGGTTTTTCAGAGGAGTCAGCGGCGGAAAACTATGCTAAGACTATGAATGAAGCATCTCAAGAAGACCATGACCAGATGCTTAAAAACCATTATGCAGATAACATGAGGAGAAATTTTGAAGGGCTTGGTATTCAGCATTTTGATAAATTTGATCCTAAAGAACAAGAAAAACTTCTTAACCTTGAGCACTTGGAGCCTGACTTTCAGGGCATGAATTTCAATGCGGCTAAGTCCTCACCATTAGTACTAGATAAAACCCTAACTCCGACAGAAGGCGCGATCATTGCTGCTTATACTGGTGCGGAGTGGAAAAAAACTAATAGGGCTTTACGCAAAGGAAAAATTGATACCCATTCAAATGAATTTGCTCAGAATTTGAATGATGCATTGGAAAAAATCCCCCCCTTCAAAGGTACTACCCATCGCGTTGTAAAATTTGGCCCTAAAGAACTTGAGGGATTGATGCCCGGAGCCACATTAACCGATAGGGGATTTTTTAGCACCAGTAAAGACAACAATATGAAATCGAAGGGCATCAAGGGTAATGTTACGATGGAAATTCACGGAACTACCGGTCGTGATATTTCATCATTGTCTCATAGCAAATATGAAGAGGAAGTTTTATACCCGGCAAATAGTCGGTTTGAAGTTGTCTCAAGAAATGATGCCTCCGATGGCAAAATTCATGTTGTTCTTAAACAGTTATCCGGTAATCAAGCACATGACGAGGCACACTTCGAAGAATCGAAGCATCCACGCGGTCAACCCGGCAACGCCGGTCAGTTTGGTCCAGGCGGTGGTAAATCGTCGTCAAGTGCTGCGGCATCTGTGCATAAACACGCTGAATCCTTGATGAAAAAAACCGCTGGTATCAGCGGCAAATATCGCCAAGGCATTCAGAATATCTTGAAAGCCAATCCCGAACTTCCGGGTCATATCAAAATTGGTCTCAAGATGAAATTGATTGAGTCCTATTCATTAAAATCTGCACAACTCGAAAAGAATGGTGATCCTAAAGCCAAAGCCGTAGCCATGAAAGCGGCCAAACTTGCCAAAGCATTGGGTACAAGTACTCCGATTGTCAAGCCCAGCGATGTTTCGTTTAGCAAACCTGATCCAGCAAGCCCCGAAGAATTGAAAAAGAAATACGGGGAAAACGTTTTCAGCGGCCCGAAGCACACGGTCGATAAGTCGCACAAGTACCCGGACAAGTACATCGTCAAGACACCGAGCGGTGAGGTGGTCAAGAACCCCGGCAGTTCGATCTCGATGAAGTTCGACACGCAGGCCGAAGCCGAAGCGAAAGCAAAAGAATTCGACAACCAAATTAAGAAACCAACTGCAGCCCCCGTCGTCGAAGAAGACAAGTCAGAAAAAATCAAAAGCGAGTTGTCTAAGAAAATTTCCAATTGGTCATCGATGAGTGATGATGATAAAGCAAGCTTAGCTGATCTCGCATCGTTTACGAGCAGTTCTGCTGCGTCCAGTTGTCTTTCGGAAGCGGCGGATAAACTTCCCATCAAAAATGCCCCGAATCTCAGTGCAGCGAAAGCCGCTCACATCTATGCCTATACTGGCAGTGCTTACGCTAAGACAAATAAACAACTCCGAAGCAATGAGCTTGATGAAAACACCTACAACCACGTCAAGCAATTGAACGACGCACTCGCCGCATTGCCGAAGCACACCGAGGTTACCACTCGAGGTACCGATTTCGAAGTCGATGAACTCAAGAAATGGCAACCTGGTAAGATTGTCGCTGACCACGGGTTCATGAGCACGACCAAGAAATCGGAGCCCAGTTTTGGTGGAAACGTTAGCCTGACCATTCATGGCAAATCAGGTCGTGACATCAGCGGACTGTCCGGACACCCTGGCGAGAAGGAAGTGTTGTTCCCGTCGGGTACCAGGTTCAAGGTTGTGTCGCGCACACAGAGCGGCGGCAAAGCGCATATCACTATTCAAGAGGTTTGATCGATGCCGAAGCAAAAGACACTCGAGGAACGTTGGAAGGAAGAAGGTGAAGGTCTTCACGTGGTCGATGAAGATGATCCGTTCTTAGAAAGCGACGATGATCTCGAGTTGGACGAAGACGATGGTGATGATGAAGATGCTGGATCTTCATCTGACGAAGACGATTGAGGAACACACCGTGGGCGAGATCAACAAATTTGCCGAGACCGCTGATCGTTTCAAGCGTTTCAAAGCCAAGCGTGAAGAGCGCTTGGACGACATCAACAAGGCACTCGATGCTCACGAGCCAAAAGAAGATGAAGTGTTTCGCAAATATGAAGGCGCCGTGGAAGAATTTGCTGATCAGTTGAAGCAATTCGAGACGGATACTCTGGCCATGCGCAACGCCATCGATGACGACAAAGGAGGCGAAACCGACAGTACGGTGACCAAGTTTCCAGAAACTGGTACGCAAGTTAAAGTCGGCACAGGCTAGCGTGCAAAAGGCGTTACCCGAGCGAGCCATCGATGTCGCTTTCATCGATCATGTTGGGAAATTATTCGAGACGTTCTGTGCAGACATCAAGATGGCGCGCAGTTCCAAGAGCACAATCGACCACGCCCGCAAGCAATTCGCCGAAGCGTTTCAGTTAGCCGTCACGACTCACACCGAGATGATTAACCACCTGAGCCAATGCCCGCTGTAAAAGAAAAGGTCCTGCGTCCTGTGCATCCCAACGTCGGGGTGGAGATGGAATATCGGCGTCGGTTGATTCGCATGATCGAGCAGATGCACAACTCGGTGATGTATTGGGTTGAGTCGCGATATCGCAACAATGAGCCATCGATTTCGATGGATGCAACACCGGCAGTCCAATTGCGCTTGACGATCAACAAACTCAAGAAACAATGGCTTGCGCGTTTCAATCAGGCGTCGCGCGACCTCGCCGAATTTTTTGCGCAAGATGTGTCGGATCGTTCTGATGCTCAGCTGAAGGCAATACTCAAAAAAGGCGGCATCTCAGTCAAGTGGCGTATGACCGCAGCCCAGCGTGACATCATGCAGGCGACTGTGGAAGCCAACGTGTCTTTGATCAAGTCGATCCCGCAGGAATACCTCAAGAACGTCGAAGGCGCAGTCATGCGCTCCGTTCAGACCGGTCGAGATCTCGGCGCATTGAGCAAAGAACTTCAGAAAAAATTTGGCGTGACGAAGCGCAAGGCCGCGCTTATATCGCGAGATCAAAACAATAAAGCTACGTCCGCGTTCCAGCGTGCGCGTCAACAGGAGCTCGGGATCACCGAGGCTGTGTGGATGCATTCACACGCTGGCAAAGAACCTCGCAAAACCCACGTCGCCATGAACGGCAAGAAATACAACGTCGCCGAAGGCATGTGGGATGATGACGAGAAAACTTACGTGTGGCCGGGTCAGCTGATCAATTGCTTTCCAGGATCATCTCAAATCCAATTCGCTAATGGCGTGGAAAAAGCTTATCGTCGTAGGTACTGCGGTGAGTTGACCGAGATTATTACGGACTCTGGTAAATCGCTTAGAGCTACATCGAATCACCCAATCCTTACTCCTGATGGGTGGAAAACTATTAGCTCGCTTAACGAAGGTGATTATGTCGTCGAGATTGCCGATGACGTCTTCCGACCGATCATGTCGAAAGACAATGTTGATGACGCAGTACCCCTTCTTTCTGAGATATTTGAATCGATCAAAAAGTCTGGGACCCGTCGGCTTGAAGTTGGAACTACTGACCAATTCCACCGCGATGGTTCCAATAGCGATGTCGATGTTGTATTTGCCGCAAGGTTTTTGAGTTTCGGTTTCAAACCCACATTGTCGCAGCGCTTCATCAACTTCTTGTTCGCAATGCCCGATAATGCGATACTTAGCATTCGCTTTGTTAATCAATTCTTGTCTCGATGCTTTCGAGCCACGTCTAGCCTTGTTAGCCGATTGTGCGAGTCTTTTACGACCTTGAACCCCCTCGCGTTTCATACGAACACAGTTAGCTTCACTACCGTTTCTGACTTTACCGCCGGCCGCGATAATACGTCGAACGATAGCATGCCTCGCAATGGCGTGAATCTTGGACAACCTGAGTATACTTATCCCGTTCTCATGTTTCCTACGAAGAAGTCTCGCGTCGTTCATATCAATAATGCCGCGTTTGATGGCCATGTTTACAATCTCCAAACAAAAGACAATTGGTATATAACACAGGGGGTTGTAGTTCACAATTGCCGCTGCACTTCCCGCAGCGTCGTACCGGGGTTCTCATGATGTACGGTTGCATTGTCCCAGTTTCATTCATAATGTTTGTTGCCGCAGCGTTGTGGTGGTTCGTTTGATGGGCGCACTCAGCACAAAACTTCGCAATGCCACTGGTCCCATTGATAAGAGAATCATGCACTGGTGCCCGGGATGCGACGAAGCGCATGGTATTCGAGTTGAAGGTGAAGGTCGTCCGAAGTGGACTTTCAACGGTAACTACGATAAACCGACGTTCTGGCCGTCTATCCGTTGCTTCACGACTCAGACGAAGGACGACGCGGGCAACACTTTACCATGTCCAATCGAACACACCACTTGCCATTATTTCATCAAGGAAGGCAAGATCGAGTTCTGCGGCGATAGTCCGCACGCGTTGAAAGGCCAGACGGTCGAATTGCCCGACTGGCCTTACGCGCCAGGAACCTATGGCGGCATTGACGATTGAGGAGGATGCATGATTACTATTCTACTGATCATTCTGATCATCGCGTTGTTGGGTGGTTTTACCGGTGTTGGAGGAGGACCGTTTTATGGGGGTGGTCCATATTTAGGCGGGGGACTTGGTCTGATCATTTTCGTCCTGATTATTCTTTTGTTGGTGGGACGAATTTGAGTCACCACTTTCATGTGCATCACCATCATGGGAACAACGAGCAATCCCATGATGATTTAATCGCGCTCGAGCAACGTCTTCTAGCAAGGATAAAAAACATGATTGATCCCGTAGTACAGGCCCTCTTGGACCAGGCCAAGAAGAACACTTCGTTCGAGAAATCGACACACCTTGGGTTTCAAGCACTGTCGGCACAGGTCGAAACCCTGAGAGCTCAGATTTCTGCCGTTACCACCAATGGCACCATGACCGACGCGGAAAAGTCCGACATCAGCAACACCACCAGTGACCTGGCCAACTCGCTCGCAGCGTTGCAGACCGATGTCGGTGCGAATACGCAACCAACCGATCCGGCCGCTGGTACCGATCCAGGCGCCGTTGCTACAGACCCGAACGCAGCGGGTACTGACCCGAATGCTCCTGCGGCCGATCCGAACGCGACCACCTAAACTTTTATGGGGCGGTCATCACCACCGCCCCCTTTAGGAAATTTTGAGATGGTTTTACTCGGGTGTTTCATAGGCGTTTACATTTTCTTCTCGGTAATCGCGTCATTGTTCGGGGTGGGGTTATGAGGATATTTCTCGTGATGATCATGTTGGTTGGGCATCATGCGGCACTTGCTGCTGATAAGCACATTCCGAAAATCCGTCACAAAATCTACAAGAAAGTCGTCGTCATTGGCAAGACGGCGTTGCCCAAAGACGATGATAAACTCGCTCGACCGGCGGGAATGCCGTGAACGAGTACGCCGCTCTTCCCGTACTTCAGGAAATGCCGCGAGAGGGTGTTTGTCTGAGAAATTTGGATGGCGCTTACTATCGTATTAGCGGCGAACATGCCCAGGTGGTTGTGATTGGTCCCATGCATTTTACACCGGGTGAATATCTTGACGCGTTGAATGAATTAACTGAGGACTATTTTCGACTGTATCACTCCGACTTCATGGGAACACCAAATCAAGATATCCATGAATTAGTGTTGCGACGCGGCTTCGTCAACTTGATGGCTGTTCGAGGATGTTAGCTTACGACCCACCAGTGTCAGAGAAGCAACGTCGCGCTATGGAAGCCGCGGCGCATGGACACTCAACATTGGGTATTTCCAGGAAAGTTGGACAGGAGTTTGTGGGAGATCAACGTTTGGGCGCTGGTGTTCTGATCACTACGCCCGACGGTTTGGCGTTATTCCTGAAGCGTGGTGCGGGAGGCGATCATGCAGGAACATGGGCTTGGCCCGGCGGCGGAATTGAAGATGGGGAAACACCGGAAGAAGCCGCGCGACGTGAGACGGTCGAAGAAATTGGCTACACGCCGGAAGGCGATCTCTCGCAGCTCGATCACGAAGCGGATGACAAAAGCGTATTCACGACTTTTCATCATGGAGTTGACGAACATTTCTTGCCTGAGCTTAATGGTGAGCACACAGCATACGCGTGGGCGCCGCTGACTGACCCGCCTCAGCCGTTGCATCCAGGCGTCGCAGACACCATCCGCAAAATTCAAGACGAGGACAAATTATCCAAAGAGGAGGTCGATTATTCGCTCGGCGAAGACGATGATCGCTGTGCAAATTGCAAACATTTCGAGTCGCCATCCTCCTGTGCATTAGTCGCCGGTTCAATCGATCCAGATTATTGGTGCAAAAAATTTAACGACATATTGATGGCTGGAGATGAGTTCAAAGAGTCTGACCACCCGCGTGCTGATAACGGTCAGTTCGGGTCAGGCTCTTCGATCAAAATGAGCGATATGAAAAAAGAATCCGGTAAGATGGGCTCTAACCCAGGCGGTGTGTACTCAAACGCCGAGGGCAAGAAATTTTACATCAAAGAAGGCAAGACCGCTGATCACGTCAACAATGAACTGCTGGCAGGTTCACTATACAACCTCGCAGGATCGAAGACGTTGAACTATCATCCGGTCGAAGGCGGCAAACATATTGCCACCGAATTGCAAGATCTCGACAAGAAGAACGTCAATGATTTCACTCCTGAGGAAAAGAAAAAGGCGCAACTTGACTTCGCAACACACGCTTGGCTGGCGAATTGGGATGCTGCTGGTCTTGGCGGTGATAATCAGGGGATTGTTGGGGGTCATCCTGTGTCTCTTGATCTTGGCGGCGCATTGCATTATCGCGGTATGGGTGGCGCTAAAGGAGATAAGTTCGGAAAAGTCGCGGGTGAATTGAAGTCGATGCGCGATAAGAACATCAATCCTGACAATGCAAAGTTGTTTGGTTCGATGTCGACCGAAGACTTGAGAAATTCCGCAGACAAAGTCACCAACATTTCGGACGATAGTATTCGAGAAACCGTCAAGGCACACGGCTATGGCGACGATCTTGCAGACAAATTGATTGATCGTAAGAAAGACATTGCAAAGCAGGTGGGATCGATGGCTAAAGATTGGTTCGCTTTCGACAAAAGTTCTGTGCGACGTACCGATACTGATGGTCGTTTGCACGTCGAGATGACGAACATCAGCAAAGCCAATGTGTGTCCCTACCTTGGTCGAGAAATTCCCGCATTTCAAGAACTCGGTCTTAAGCCGGATCAAATCTACAAACTTTATCGCGATCCGGATGAACTCGAGAGGGCTGCCACGACTTTCGACAATATCCCGGTGCTGAGTGATCACGTCGAGGTCAACGCACTCGATCATCGACCCGATCTGATCATCGGTACCACAGGGTCAGAATCTCAATTTGCTAAACCATTCCTGCGCAATTCTCTCGCAGTGTGGGTGAAAGACGCAATCGATGATATCGAGAGCGAAGAGAAGAAAGAGTTGTCCAGCGCATATCGTTATCGTGCTGATATGACGCCGGGCACTTCGCCCGAGGGTGAACGTTATGATGGCGTCATGCGTGACATTATCGGAAACCATGTTGCCCTCGTCAAGGAAGGTAGAGCCGGCCCCGATGTGGTGGTCGGCGATAGCAAAGAGGAACTCAATAAAATGAGTAAACTGATTTCTCAGAAAGCGACGATGGCGCGCGGCGCGCTCGCCGTCTTCCTTCAGCCTCGGCTGGCGGTAGACGCTAAAATGCCGTCATTGACCGCCATTCTGCTTGGTGTCAATGCCAAGAATTTTGCAGAGAAGAAGCCATCAATTCTTGCCGGCATCAAAAAAGCCGTCGAGGGAAAATTGGCGAAAGATGCGAGTACTGAAGGACTCGTTGCTTTACTCGACGGTCTCGAGAAGGCACCGGTTGCTGACAACATGGACCCGACGGATGACATCACGCTTGATGCTCCCGAACTCAAAGACCCGGGCGTCGAACCACTCAAACCGCCGGACCCGATGGAAGCAATCATGACTTTCCTCGAGGGCAAACTATCTCCCGAAGACATGGCGCAACTTCAAGCGCTTGTCGGCGGCGGAAATAGTGCTCAAGATGACCCGCCCGATTTCAAGGGCATGCCAAAGCCGGGCGGCAAGATGGTCGGCGATGAAGAGAAGGATGAACCAGAAGTGGAAGACACACCGCTGAACAAAGCCGCCATGGATGCGGCGCTCGAGAAAGTCCGCAAGGACACCATCGAACAAGTCACCAAGAACAATCGCGAGATTCGCGAAGCTGAGCGTGCGGTTCGTCCGTACGTCGGCGAAGTCACCAAGGCCTTCGACAGTGCCGCAGATGTTTATAAGTCAACGCTTGAGGCGTTGAAAGTTGACATCACCGGTTGCGACCCGTCGGCTTACCCGGTCCTGCTGAAACTCGTTCCTGTGCCCGGTACAAAGACACCGCGTACTGAACCTCTCGGCATGGATGCTTCACACACCGTCGATTTCGAGAAGCGTTTCCCCAACGCCTCCCGAATTGGCAACGTTTAACCTGGAGGTATTTCCATGAATTTCCAAACCTTCGTTGGTACTCAGCCGTCTCCCGCAGTTGCGGGCGACTTCGCGAGTGCAAATCCTCGCTGGTCAGTCGATGCTGGTCCCGGCGGCCTCGTTGCCGGTGCAGCCGGTGTTACTGTCGGGCGTTTCGCCTGGTGGTCGTTGTCACAAGCTGACGCGAACGGGGCACCGGCCATCGTCAACAACTTCGGCAGTGGCATTGTCACTGGCTTTGTGCATCGTGAACAGCAAGGCCTGATCACCACATTCCTGGCTGAGAGTTCAAGCGTTATCCCGGCAGGTTTCGCCATGACTCTTATGTCTGGCGGTGATTTCTGGGTCAAGAACGACGGCGCCACGGAATGCAATGTTGGCATGAAGGCTTACGCCAGTTATGCCGACGGCAAGGTGACATTCGCCGCTACTGGTGCCCCGAGTACCGCGTCAGCTACAGGCTCGATTGCCGCTAGCACGTTCTCGGTAACTGGCTCGATCAATGGTAACGTGTTGTCTGTTACCGTGGTGGGCTCCGGTACTGTTGTTCCCGGTGGCACTATCTCCGGCACCGGTATTGCGACTGGCACGAAAATCGTCAGCCAACTGTCTGGCACCACGGGCGGCGTCGGTACCTATGCTGTCAGCATCGAAGAGCAGACAGTTGCATCGACCGCAGTCAGCGGCACATACGGTACCTTCACTGCGGCATCCGCTCTGGTCGGCACCTTTGGCGTCGGTGACACACTTACCGGTACGGGTATCTCTCTGCCGACTGCCATCACTGCCCTCGGCACTGGTACCGGCGGACTCGGCACCTACATCGTTGACGCCAACACCGTTGTTGCGTCTACCACGATCACTGCCGGCACTTCTATCGAAACCAAATATGTCGCGATGAGTTCGGGCCTGCCCGGTGAACTCGTCAAGATCACCAGCCACCTGCTCGGCTAAGGAAGGAACGCATTAGATGAATTACGCAGAAGCTCAAGCGGCGTTTCGTAATGACGTTAGCCGCTTGGCCTCCGCAGGTATTTTCCTGCCTGAGGTCATCAGTTACCTGCCGGCCGAATTCAAGCGAGATTACGCACTCGCGATGGACGCGGCTGGTACACTCACTACAACACCGAACTCAGCTGTGCCGGCGTTGCTCACCACCATGATCGATCCGACGATTATCGAGATTTTGTTCGCACCGAACAAGGCCGCGGAAATCATCGGCGAAAATCAGAAGGGCTCTTGGCTCGATGATACGATCCTGTTCCCGGTCGTGGAACACACCGGTGAAGTTTCCAGTTATGGCGACTTCAGCGAAAACGGCCATAGCGGCGTCAATACCAACTGGCCCCAACGCCAGTCGTATCTGTTCCAAGTCGTCAAAGAGTATGGCGAACGTGAACTTGAACGTGCCGGTCTCGCGAAACTCAACTGGGTCAGCGAAATCGACAAGGCAGCTGCCACTGTTCTGAACAAATTCCAGAACGTCACTTATTTCTTTGGCGTTGCTGGACTTCAGAACTATGGCCTTGTCAACGATCCACTACTGCCTGCGTCTCTCACGCCAGGAACCAAGGCGGCGAACTCGCCGTTCTGGATTAACGCCAGTGGCGCCGTTACCGCCACCGCCAACGAAGTTTACACTGACATCCAGTCGATCTTCGCAAACCTAGTCGCGAACTCGGGTGGTCTGATCGAGGCCACTGACAAACTGGTGCTCTCGATGTCGCCGGCTGTCGCAGTTGCTCTGACTGCGACCAACTCTTTCAACGTCAACGTCTACGACTTGTTGAAGAAGAACTTCCCGAACATCCGCTTCGAGACGGCGGTTCAGTACGGCAAACTCACCGCAAGCAATCCTCAGGGTATTGCGAGCGGCAATTTGGTGCAGATGATCTGTGAGAGCGTCGAAGGCCAGCAGACCGGCTTTGCGGCGTACAATGAGAAAATGCGTGCTCACGCGATCATCAAGGCGATGTCTTCGTTCAAGCAGAAAGTTTCTGCGGGAACTTGGGGCACGGTGATTCGCCAGCCGTTCGCCATTGCGTCCATGATTGGCGTCTGAGGACTATTCAATGTCGGAATTCACCAAAGTTCATTGTAAAATTCCAAACGGCGTCGTTCTTCGAACTTTTGAAAGGTCCGAAGGCCCCTTTGGTGTTATCAGCTATCTCACTGATGAGGCTGTGACGCTCAACGGGGGTATCAATGATGTCGAGACGGGTTTCTTTGACCGATGGATGGAGGCGAATTCCGACAATGATTTGATCAAGAACAATTTCATTGAAAGGAAAGATTGATGTCCACCGCCGCTGAACGTCGCGCAGCCCGCGCAGCCGCTGCTAAGGCAGCATCGAACGTCGAAGAGCCGACTGTTGAAACAAAGCCAGAGGAAACTCCGGCCGTCAAGAGTCGTTCTCGTGATACCGTTACGGTCGCCTGCAAAATTCCCAACGGACTGATTCTCCAAAACCACACTATGGAAGATGGCTTCGAGCCTGTATTTGGAGGTGGAAGTCGCCCGATCAAGGTGGCTCGTCCGGTTGGTGAGCAGATCAGGATCACCGGATCAGCACGTGCCTATGGTAGCGATCCTGAAGCCAAGCGCGTCATTGGTGGCTATGGTCTGACCTATAACGTGCCGAAGGATGCATTCGAGAAATGGATGCGAGACAATTCTGAACTCGATATGGTCAAGAACAAGCTCATCTTCGCACATGAGAGTGTTGATCATGTCACCGGTCAGGCACAAGACTTGAAAACGTTGCGCACTGGTCTCGAGCCACTCAATACTGAGAGCAGGAAATCCGACGGCACCTACGTTGATCCACGCATGCCGAAAAACATCAAGAAATTCAAGCCCGACGACGACAGCACAGACATTCGGGGAGTGGCATAAATCATGGGCGTCATCGTAGTCTTCGATTATAACGCATGGGTGACCCGTTACCCTGAGTTTGCTGTCGGTGGCGCCCAACCTGTTGCTGAGTCCCTAGCAACTGCCTATTTCAATGAAGCAACGCTATATCAGGCAAACAACGGTGCGGGTCCTGTGCGAGACTCTACCACTCAGTCGATGCTTCTCAATATGTTGACTGCCCACATCGCCTCGCTTAACGCGGCTATCAATAGTGCTCCGGCGCCTAACATTGTCGGACGTATCAATAGTGCCAGCGAAGGCAGTGTGTCGGTGGGGTCAGAAAATCTGTATCCTCCTGGTACTCCCCAATGGTATCAGCAAACAAAATACGGTGCGGCGTGGTGGGCTGCAACAGCACAGTTTCGCACGATGCGATATCGACCAGGACCTGTGATGGGCGTCCCGGCCAATCAGGGCAATGGATGGTGGGGTACTCGTGGCTGTTCTTAAAGGCGGTGACAAGCTGAATGCCACGTTGGCCAATCTCGCCAAGAAAATTGCGAAACCGGCGACGTTACGCGTTGGATTTCTTGAAGGTGCAACTTATCCAGATGGTACGTCCGTACCCATGATTGCCGCATTCAATGAATTTGGCGCCGGGCATTCGCCGCCGCGTCCGTTCTTCCGTAATATGATTGCCGCGAAGTCGAAGGAATGGGGTCCCGCAATCGCCAAGCTACTAGAAGCGAATGATTATGATGCAATCAAGACGCTAGAATTGACAGGCGAGGCGATCAAGGGTCAATTGGTGCAATCGATCAATGATCTCACCTCTCCGCCGCTGAAACCTGTCACCATCAAGCGCAAAGGTTTCGACAAACCGTTGATCGATACCAGCGTGATGGTCAACTCGGTAGACTATGAGGTCAACTCGTGAACCTTCATGGTCTGGCAGTTGGGGTAATCAGCGCTGTCAATCCGCTAGAACAGATTGTCGTGCTGCGCTCGACCGGACAGACCACTCAGCCGGATGGCAAGCGCGTTCCTCAGTATGCCGATCCGACTCCTGTGTTCGCTCAAGTTCAATCGCTCACCGCTGATGATCTTCGTCAGATTGATGGGTTGAACTTGCAAGGCGTCAAGCGAGCAATCTACATTAACGGTCGCACCGACGGCATCATTCGTCGCGATCAAAAAGGCGGAGACCTGGTAATTCGCTCTGATGGCGTGACTTGGCTCAATGTCCACGTGTTAGAATATTGGCCGGATTGGTGCAAGTTTGTGGTAACGATGCAAGACGACACGGTGGTGGTGTCTGTCGGCGGTCAATTGGATTTTAGCAATCCCGACAATCTCGTCTTAAATGTGGCTCTTGGAGGGCTGTGATGTTGAAGGCTTTATCTATCATCTGCGCATTGCTGTGTTCGGGAAGCGCCTTCGCTCAAAGTGCCCCGAAACATTATCTCAGCACAGCTTCGACAAACTGCAATTTGGTACAGACCGGCAAAGTAATTCTCAGGAATGTGTTGCCGGTCAATACAACTGCGGTAATTTATTACCTGAAACTTTACGACAAGGCCACTGCTCCAGTAGCTGCGTCGGATGTTCCAGTGTTGACATTGCCTGTTCCCGTATCCACTGCCCGAGCTTCATCACCCATATTTAGTGTTGACGGATTTTCATTCCTCAACGGAATGGGGTTCTGCCTCACTGGAGGCATCGCAGACAATGACAACACCAACGCTGCAACCGGCGTAGCTATCAACTTCGGCGTGAGCGCCAATTGAGGGACAACATGAAAAAATATCTCCTCTCGATAGCGCTGTTCTTTTTATCGGCGCTGCCGGCAGTTGCCCAAAGCAGCTATGTCGTCAAAGACGGCAATGGTACTCTGCGTACTATTCATTCATTCGACTGCTCTTCGACCATTTGTCCAGGTTCAGTACCGATGGACTCAACTGGTGCAGCATTAGGTGTTACCACGAACCCATTCTTCATGGCATTCGGCACTGGCGCAACATTGCCAGCATTTGCGGCAACGCCCACCTTCAATCTCGGCAACATCAACGGTGCACAGCCGAGTTTGTCCAATCCATTGTTCGTCACCCCTGCGACCGGCGCTTCATTCAATGTCGTCTGCACTAGCGGATGCTCTGGCGGCGGTGGCGGCGGATTGTCAGTGCCTTTTGCCGGTCCTATTGGGGCCAATGGCACTCCTGTCGGGTTCAAGGACGCTTCAGGAAACCTCCAGCCGTTGCTCGGTGACGTGACCAATGGTCAATGGGTAAACATCAAGGCTTCAGTGTCACTTCCTGTCACTGGCACATTTTTCCAGGCGACACAACCGATTAGCGCTGCAAATCTGCCGCTCCCGACTGGTGCTGCCACTTCAGCGCTTCAAACGACCGGCAACACTTCACTCGGTAACATTGACACCAAGACGCCCGCATTAGGACAAGCCCTCTCAGCTGCCTCAACACCAGTGGTTCTCCCCGCTGCGCAAATAACCACCTTGACTCCGCCGACTTCGGTGGGTATCTCGGGTACCTTGCCCGCGTTTGCTGCTACACCCACCGTCAATCTCGGCACTGTCGGCGGTATCGCCACTGCGGTCAATCAAACTAATGCGTCTCAGAAAACGCAGATCGTTGATGGTTCAGGCAACGTCATCGCTTCCACCACCAATGCGCTCAACGTCGCGATTGTTTCGGGTGGCGGCTCAGGTGGTACTGCGTCCGCATTCGCTGCGACGTTCCCAGCCCAAGGCACCGCTGTAGGCATGAGTCAAGGCGGCAATATGGTCGCCATGACCGGCACATCCGGCAATCTTAATGTCCAGTGCGCTAACTGTTCAGGTTCCGGCGTCAGTACCGCTGACCAAGCGACGTTCACGGCGGGATCATCGCTGTTCGCGGGTGGTGGCGGTTTCTTCCAGACCACAGCGACAAGCAATCCATTGACCACTGGTCAACAAGGTTTATTCCAAGTCACTGCCAATCGCGCGCTGTTCTCAAACTTGCGTAATGCGGCGGGAGCTGAAGTAGGCGTCGCTGCTGTTCCATTGCAAGTATCGCTCGCAAACACCGCTGCGAACGCGACAGCCGTCAAAGTTGATGGCTCGGCTGTTACTCAGCCTGTATCGCTCGCGGCGAACCAATCTGTGAACCAAACGCAGATTAACGGCGTTGCTATACTTGCTGGCAACGGCGTGAGCGGCACTGGATCGCAACGTGTTACCATTGCGTCGGACAACACCGCATTCGCTGTTAACGCAACCGTGACGCAAGCAACGGCTTCAAATCTGAAGGCGCAAGTTGATCCTCTCACCCCCGCGTCATGGGGAATTGCAACAGCTACGCAGAATAGTACGTCTGCCACTAATGGACAATTGGTCCTCGGCCAGTTCAACACTTCCCCGACCACGATCACATCCGGCAATATGTCACCATTCCAATTGGACGCTTCAGGCAACTTGAGAGTTAACGTCGTCGCTGGTGGCACTGGTGGCGGTGCGATTACAGCAGCGTCAGGCGCTTTTGCGGCTGGTTCTATCAGCGCTGGTGCTTTTACCGGTGGTGCAATTGGGGTCGGTACTGCCCTTGATGGTTGGGATCAAACAGAAGGAGCCAAGGTCGATACTGCTTGCGCGACGGACAATGGAACTTGTAGTGTCACTTCCCTAATTAAACGTACCAACCAAAATATAACCACATTGACCACCGCGTCAATTCCAGCGGGCGGTAATGTCATCGGAGCGTTGTCAGCCAATCAGTCTGTCAATGAAGCGCAGATCAATGGTGTCACTCCATTGATGGGCAATGGTGTTACAGGTACTGGTTCGCAACGTGTGACTATCGCATCAGACAACACTGCATTTTCCGTCAATGCCACTCAAAGCGGCACATGGACTGTGCAGCCTGGTAACACAGCTAACAGCACGCCTTGGCTCGTGACCGTTTCTTCCGCGACCGCACCAGTCAGTACCATGAACAGTGCGAGTGCCAACGCTGGTGTGACCGCCGCGAATTCATTTGTGTTCGATGACACCTCTCCAACCGCGATTACCGAAAACAATTTTGGTTATGGTCGTATGTCGGCCAATCGAAATCAGTACCACGTGATCCGTGACTCGGCAGGCAATGAGCGTGGAGCGAACGTCACAGCAGCCAATGCCTTGAATACTGACGTCTCATCGATTGCCGGCAATACTACACTCACTGGCAACGGTGCTACTGGCACAGGTTCGCAACGGGTTACCATCGCCAATGACAGTAGCGCGATTGCTGTAAAGGGCGAAGGTGCAACTGGGGCAACTGCACCGACTGGCGCTCAACTCTCTGGAGTTCAATCCGGCGCAAATATGGTGGCGATGATCCAAGCCAGCGCGTCGGCAGCGATCAGCGTTTCGACCGCGACCACTACTCAGCTTGTAGCGTTGTCGGGTAGCACCAAAATTTACATCACCTCCTTCGATGTCATCGCTGGCGGTACCGGGAACATCACTTTTGTCTATGGCACCGGAGCGAGTTGTGGTACTGGCACCACGTCATTGACCGGAGCATATAACTTAACAGCACAATCCGGTATCGCCATT